GACGGCGCTCAAGCCCAGTGGAGGCACGGCGAGGCCCTTAGCCTGGTCCTCCATGATCTGGTCGAGCAGGACGCCTACAAAGTGGCCGGGTGATCCTTCCTGGCGGTCGTAGAGCGTGAGCTTTCCGGTTATCGCGTCACTCGCAGGGTCCCAGGTGGGTTGGGACGTGATGCCGACCATGTCGGCGACGCGTGGTTGCTGATGCCAGCCGAACCCGAAGAGGCGGGGGTGGTCGAGGTAGACGGGGCGGGCGCCGAAGAGAGGGGCGCCGGCAGCGAGGGCCTCGGCTCGAATCACCCAGGGGGCCGGCTGCTGATCGGCTTGCTTGACGGGGCCGGCGTGTATGAAGTCACAAAGGTAGCTGCGGCGATCGACGGACCTGTCGATAGGCGCGAGTCTGACAACTCCATTTCGGACAACAACGGCAACGCTGCGCGTTGCTTGGACCAATCCTGCGGATTGGTCAGGTACTTCGATGACAGGGGTGGTGTGGTCAGGTGGCATACTCTCCTCCTCTCGATTGCGGTTGTACTCTTCTGCCTCTTCTATGAACGGCTCAAGCCAGGGGACGATCTCTCTCTCGGTGCGGAGCAGGTAGGCGGTGTAGCGGATCCAGGCGGCCCAGGCGTCGGGTGTGAACGTGTGAGGATCGGGCGGCGAGGTGACGGGTTTCTCGGTGGGGACGTAGAGGCAGTAGCAGTTGGGGTGTACGGGCAGCGGCGGCTCGGTGCCGGGGGTCCAGACGCTGCCGATCATCGGCCGGCAGCAGGGGCAGATGGTGGCTGGGTTGGGGTTCTCGTTCACCCATAGCAGGTGGGCGAGGGCTCCGGGGCCGTTGCGATAGCGGAAGCTCTCAGCCAACGTCGCGCTCCATGGTCTCATAGCCGTGGTCGGATGCCTGCCAGGCGGGAGGTGGGACGGGCTCTTCCTGGTCCCGGTAGACGAGCACGCCGCTGAAGTCGAGCGCCATCTGGTCGGCGGAGAACGGGTTGGGCTGCCGGCGGTGCTTGGCGAGGTGGCAGCGCTGGCATAGGGCGATGAGGTTGGCGGGGTCGTTGTGGGTGGTGTCGTGGTCGATGTGGTGGACGGTGAGGACGACGTAGGCGAGGGAGTCAGGGATGCGGTCACCGTGGACGCGACCACACTCCTCGCACTTGCCGCCGGCACGTCCGAAGCGGATTCCGTCGCTGATCTCTTTCCAGTTGTCGGGGTAGTCTGCGCGGTCAATCGGCATCGGTTTCGCCTCCCTGAGATTCATGGGTCCCCGGCAACGCCTCCGTGCTACGGGCGGATCGGCGTTGCTTGGACGATTCCTCGGTGCCCTCAGAATCGTCAGATGGTGGCGAGTTGGGCTCGACGCGGTCGGGGGCGTTGGCGAGGATCTCGCGGAGGGCCTCGGCGGTGACGGTCTCGCCGGCAAACTTGAGGGCGAGGGTTAGCGCGGTCTCGTCGTCGATCCAGCCTTGGTTGCTGGCGAGGACGAGGGCGCGGACCATGCCTAGCGCGGCTTGGGCGAGGCTTTCGTTGTCGGCGCGGGCGACTTCGGCGACGGTGACCTGGTAGTCGAGGTTCTCGGGGAAGGGCCGGCCGGTGATGAGGCAGTATCGTCGGTAGGCGGTGGCGGCGAGGTCTTCGAGCATCCAGATGATGTCTTGCTGTCGGTCGGCATAGAAGCGGGCAGTCGGCTCTCCCATCTCCTTGGCCGTGGCATAGTTGGCATTTTCACCTTCTCCCAGGTAGTGGAGGCCCAGGTTGGCGCCGGTGGCGATGGCGAGGCGGAGGACCTTGCCGTCGTCCTCGGCGTCATCGGCCTCGATGCGCAGCGAGTGCATGTTGACTTCCTCGCCGGGGCCGTGGACGTAGATGCCGGCCTCGACGGGGTTGAGGGCGCGCATCTGCTGTTTCTTGGTCTCGACCTGCGTGTCGTCTGCGAGGCCGATGTCGAGCATGCCGGCGCGGGTGCGCTGGCGGTTGAGGCGCACGCGGTCCTTGAGCCATTCGCTGTACCGTAGGGCCCAGGGCAGGACGGGTATCAAGTCCGATTCTCCCCGGGTCCCATCGAGCGGACGGTTGACGGACCAGTGCAGCATGAGCGGGGGCGGTGCCTGGCCGGCGGCCGGCGGCTCCCAGGCGAGGGCGTGGTTGGGGCTGATCCAGCGGCGATCGTTGGCGCCGTCGACGGTCTCGATGTACTCAAGTTCGTGCTCGTAGTCGTTGAGCGAGGTCTTGACGTCCCTGATCTGGCGGGCGGTCTTGAAGCGGAGGTAGGACATGCCGTCGACGGGGTTGGTGAAGAGTACGGGGAAGAGTTCGCCATCGCGGGTGAGTTGGTCACAGATGGCGCCTAGCCGGCGGTCGACGCGGTTCTTGGGGTGATTCCAGAAGTCCTTGAGGAAGGCAGCGACCTGCTCGTCGCTGCTGCCGATCTCGATGCCGGAGCCGACGGCGTAGGATCGGGTGAGGTTGACGATCCGGCGGATCATGAAGTTCTTGCGCCAGGCCTCAAGGGTGTCTTCCAGGTCGGTGTAGAGTTCGGGCCAGGTGCGATCCCCGGGGGCGTAGTTGTGCGAGGTCCAGCCGGCGGAGTCGTCGACGCGGACGGTCACGGCAGCGGTGCCGGCCGGGCCTCGCGTGCGCGGAGGGCGCGCGGCGCCGGAGGGTAGCCGGCGCGATGGGGCGAACAGACGGCGGATGCGATCACCAAGTGGCATCGTCGATCTCCTTTAGGGGGTCGGACACTGGTACGGCGTCACCTACGGCGAGGCCGGGCACGTCTAGCTCGTCGAGGGTAGCAGTAAGGGCGGCGGAGATGAGCAAGTCGTCGTGACCACGGGCGACGAGGCCGTCGTAGGCGGGCGACTCCCACACTCCCCACTTCATGCGCTTGTTGGGTCCGGTGCCGATCTCGTATTGGCAAGCCTCCACCTCGTACCAAAACTGTCGCGTTTCGGGGGTCTCGTCGTGGGCGTAGTCCTGGTAGCGGCCGGTCTCCACGATGGCGAGGAAGTTCCAGCCCAGGTCGGACTTGACGGAGGGCGAGAACGTGACGGGGGTAACGCGGTCCTCACCGAAGCGGTCGAAGAGTAGCGAGGCTATACCGGCGCCTACGCCAGTAGCGTCTATGACAACCCAGGTAGCGCGCCAGAAGCTCACCAGCGCTCCCAGGCGCTGTGCTAGCGAGGCGTGGGGCGTGCCAAGGTACAAACCCTATCTACGACGGCGTAGCGCCTCTCACGGGCTCCTAGCGCGTTCTGGACAAGCTCCACGTCGACGACGGTGACGGCGGTGGCATCGCGGCGCGGGTTGGCGAGCATCTGGCGCTCCAGGCTGTCTCCCTCGGTCTCGTCCTCGCCGGCGACGTCGATGAGGATGGCGTAGCGGCGGCCGGGGGCAGGCTCGGTGCGCCGGGCGTGGTTGCCTCGCATCAAGGCACGGCGGGCCGGCGGGAATAGGCCGCCGGTGCCGTCGATGGTCTCGAGGTAAAACTGGGTGCGGATCAGGGGATGGTTGCGGCCGAGCCTGGCGACCTGCGAGGCGACAAAGTCGGCGTAGGCGGGGACTTCGCGGCCAACTTCGTCGGCGGTGACCTGGAAGACGCGGCGGGTGCCGTCGCGGGCCTCCTCTCGCTTGAGGAAGTCCATAGTCTGTGCGAGGAAGGTGTTGGAGGTCCAGGCGGTGCCGTAGAAGACGGTGGTCACGTTGGTGCTAGCTCCCATCGGCGTGAAGTCCTTGTCCCACTTGGCTTGGGCGATGTCCTGAGCCTCGTCGGCCTCGAGGAGGAGTGAGGCCGTGGCGCCGACGACGTTGGCGGAGGGTTCGGCGCTGAAGAAGAAGGCCCGGGCCTTGCCTAGCTCCACGATGTACCCCTCGCGGCGGCGAAACTCCCGAGCGTTCCATCGGTTGGTGAGTCGGTCGGTGAGGCGGAGGATACTGTTGATAGTCTGAGGCTTGAAGGTGGGCGATCCCTTGACGATCCCACCGCCGGCTCTGCGGTAGAGGTTCAGTAGGTAGGCCTCGAGTTGGGCGCTGAGCTCGTTCTTCCCGGATTGGCGGCTCATCATGACGGCGAACGTGAGTCCGCGACCATGCAGGACGCTGTCGAGTATTGCATCCGCCGGGCGCAACTGATACTGCCGGAGGGGAAGCTCCAGGATGAGCCGGCTGTAGTTGCGGATGTTGGACAGCCAGTGCTTGATAGCCTGATAGGGTATTCGTTCGGTCATATCGGGCACCAGTTTGCGACCGTTGACTGCCTGGAACCAGAGACCCTGAGCCGCCTAGCACAGATCCACACCCCACTCGGTGCCCAGCTCCGCGAGCGCCTGCTCCACCGCGCCCGCCAGGCCATCGGCGGCCTCCCCGTCCAGCGCACGCTGATCGCGGAGTAGTCGAGCCAAGCGTGACGCGGTCTGCGCGTGGAGGGTGTAGACCT